TTCTGCCCGGCAATCCCTTCGGTCATTATGACCGTGTCTTGTAACATAGGTGCATAATGGCGGTCGTAACTCCCACGCCTAAAACGCAGTTCCTGACCGCAGATGGTGCGCCGCTGGTCGGGGGGCGCGTCTATACTTATGAGGCGGGCACGACGACGCCGCAGGCTACCTATACGGACTCCAGCGGTTCGACGGCTAACAGTAACCCCATTATCCTTGACTCGCGCGGCGAGGCCAATATCTGGCTCGGCGAATCGGTCTATAAGTTTAAACTTGCTGACGCCGACGATGTCGAGATCTGGACGGTTGACTACGTCGCGGCTCCGACAACGTCGCTCTCCCCGGTTCTGTCCGGCAACGTCACGATTTCCACCAACTCGTCCGGCCCTGCGCTGAAGATCACCCAGACCGGCACGGGCGAAGTTCTGCGCGTGCAAGACAGCGCGGATCCTGACACGACGCCGTTTATCATCAACTCGGCAGGGCTCGTCGGTCTCGGGACCGTGTCGCCGACCGAAGCGCTGGACATAGACAATAACGGTAAAATCCAATTTTCTTCGGTCGGCGTGTCGCGCACAGTTATTGAAGCTGACGCCACAAACTCCACGTTTGACGTAAAGGACAATCGCAATTTTGTCGTGCGCACCAACGGCAGCGCGCGGTTTACTGTCGCGGGTAACGGAAACGTAACTTTTGCCGGAGGAATAACCATATCGTCCGGCGGCGTCGCCGTGACGGGTAATAGCACGGTTACTGGCACGCTGGGGGTTAGCAGCACGTTGACCGTGTCGTCCGGCGGGCTCACCGTATCGGCGGGCGGCGCGGCTATTACAGGTAACAGCACCGTAACCGGAACTTTCGGCACAACGGGCGTTCTGACCGCTCAGTCCGGCGTCACGGTATCGTCGGGCGGTCTTACCGTGTCGTCAGGCGGCGCGGGTATTACTGGCAACAGCTCCGTTACGGGCACGCTGGGTGTCAGCAGCACATTGACCGTGTCGTCAGGCGGCGCGGCTATCACGGGCAACAGCACAGTTACCGGAACGCTCACCGCTACCAGCACACTGACGGCTTCTAATGGCCTGACCGTCTCGGCTGGCGGCGCGGGCATAACAGGCACGCTCACGGCGAATAGTGGCGTCTCTGTTCCTTCTGGTGGTGTCAATGTCACGGGGACGGTCACAGCTACGACGTTCTCGGGCGCGTGGGCGAATATCCCCGCCGGCACGGTTATGCTGTTCGTGCAGACTTCGGCTCCGACCGGATGGACGAAGTCCACAACGCACAACGACAAAGCACTGCGCGTCGTGTCAGGCTCAGCCTCGTCAGGCGGCAGCGTCGCGTTCACGACGGCGTTTGCTTCGCAGGCCGTCACCGGCACGGTCGCCAGCTATACGCTGACGACAGCGGACATCCCGTCGCATAATCATAGCGCCACCAGCACCAGCACCAGCTCTAGTTCCAGCTCGGTGACGGATCCGGGGCATACCCACAGCTACACTGCGCCTACAGCTACTGCATTTGCTTATATGGGCGGCGGCGGCGCGGCTAACAGCGCAGGCACAACGGGCGCGACTACTGGATCGGCTACAACTGGCATTACGGTCGCCACGACCACCTCAACAACTACATCTACGACTATCGGCAATACGGGCGGCGGCGGTGGCCATAGCCACGGCTTCTCCGCGCCGAACATAAACCTCGCCGTGCAGTATGTAGACGTAATCATAGCGACGAAAAACTAATGGAACTCAAAAACGGAACCTTCTGTCCGCTCATCAAAAAAGACTGCGTGCAATTAAAATGCGCGTGGTTTACATTGTTGCGCGGGACAAACCCCAATACGGGCAAAGAAATAGACGAATGGATGTGCGCTATTACGGCTATGCCTATGCTTCAGATTGAAGTGGCGAAGGAAGTCCGTCAGGGCGCAGCCGCGACCGAGTCTTTCCGTAATGAAGTGGTTGCTATATCATCGCAACCCGTCACGCCGCTCATCGGCAGGAGCTAACAATGGACCCTTTCACCTTAGCCCTTCTCGGCAGTTCCGCCGCCAGCGGTCTGGGGTCCGTTCTGGGCGCTCGCGCCTCGGGGCAGGCGTCGCAAGCGCAGTCGCAAGCAGCCACACTGTCGGCGCTCATTCAGGCGCAACAGGCCGAACAGGCTCGTCAGGACATTCTGCGCGGGCAAGGGCAGGCGACCACGGCGCTCCGCGAGGCGCAGGCTCCGACGCTGGAGGCTCTGCGCACGTCTTCGCAGCAGGCGCAGGATATGTTGCGCGGCGGCACAACGGCCGCCTCGGCTGAGCTGGAGGCGGCTCGACGCGCGGCGATTGATCCTCTTCTTCAGGCGCAACAAGCGCAGCAACGCGCATTGATGGGCGGTCAGCGTCAGGGGCTTGGCGCTCTTGGCGGCGCTTTTGGTATGCAAGCCGGCTATCAGCAGCCATATGTGTCGACGGGGGCGGGCGCGCAAAATCAGCTCGCGGCGCTCTATGGCGTTGGCGGCGATGTCAACGCGCCGGGTTACGGCGCGGCTATGCGTCAGCCGACGCTCGAAGAACTTCAGATGGACCCCGGCTATGCGTTCCGCATGGCCGAAGGCCAGCGCGCTATGCAGTCGACGCTTGGCTCATCGGGTATGCGCGGCTCGGGCGCAGCGCTGAAAGCCGCGACGCGATATGGGCAGGAAGCTGGCAGTCAGGAGTATCAGAACGCCTACGCGCGGTTTATGGCGAATCGTCAGGCTGCGCTGTCCGGGCTTCAGGGCCTTGCGGGCTCGGGTCAAGGCGCGGCGAATGTTATGACTCAGGCGGCGGGTAATCTCGGCACGGGCGCGGCGGGGATATTCGGCACAACGGGCGCTAATTTGGCCAACATTTACGGGACGACCGGCCAAAACGTCAGTAATATTCAGTCGGCGACCGGCCAGAACCTTGCCAACCTTCAGGCGCAGCAAGGCACCAATCTGGCGGCGAATGTGCTGGGCACCGGCCAGAACGTCGCTAACGTCTATTCGGGCACCGGCACCAATCTGGCGAACGTCTATACCGGCACGGCTCCGCAGCTCGCCAACATCTCGCTCGGCACCGGGCAGGCGCTCGGCACAGGGTTGGAAAACGCCGCGCAGGCGCGCGCGTCCGGCTATATGGGTGGCGCATCGGCGCTGTCTCAGGCGCTGGGCAATGTCGGGCAGAACGCGTTGGCTTATAGCATGATGGATCGTTTTGCGCCGCAGGGAGCACAGTATGCTGGCATGGGTCAGTTGCCCGGCGTCTATCAAAGCGGTGGCGTTCTTAATTCTATATTCGGGAGATAATAATGCCCGTCCGGTATGACATAGCCGCGCAAGTTCCGCAGATGCAGGGCGGCGGCTTCGATCCTATGAACGCCTTTGCGCAAATGCAGGGGTTGAGTTACCGTCAGCAGCAGAACGCGCTCGCGGAAATGCAGTTGGCGCAGGCGCAACGTGAGACGCAACGCGAGCAGGCGCTTGCAGGATTATTTAGCCGGCAAGGATTCAATCCTTTGACACAGCAAGGATTGGCCGAGATTGCGCGCGTCGATCCGTCATATTTCAGGCAGTACATAACGCCATATGCTGGTTTTCAGGCTGAAAAAGCGCGCGAAACGGCCATCTATGGCAGCGAAGAGCGCGCTAAACAGATGCAGCCTTACGCAGTAGGGAAAGCCCAATTAGAACTTGCGGGCGAAGCCGCTAAATACCCGGGCATACAAGCTGAATCACGCAAGAAAGCTGGTGAGGCTGTTAGCGAATCAGGCAGGGCCATCCGTGAGCTTTTGCGTCCTGTCTACATGGCCCGGACGCCCGAGCAAGCTGCGGAAAGATACGCCGATGCATACTCCCAGATAAAAGAATTGGACCCCAAGGCGGCGCGGCGTCTTGGCTATCAGTATGATCCTCAAGCTGTTGAGGATTATATTATTGGCCCCGAAGAGTTTAAAGAAGCTCGTAAGCCAATGATTGTAGAGCCCGGCAAACTTGTTACTATGCCTTCTGGTCGCCCGGGCGAAACGCCGCGCGCAGTGGAGCCTCAATTTTCGCCTAACGCTATGGCCACCAACCAACCCGCCATGAATATGTTGGCGCAACAGGGGCGTATGCCCCCGAGCGCGGATATGTCTGCGCCGGAAGTTGATCCGATTGTTGCCAAGGCGATTCGTAAACATGCGGCGCTTGCGCAGTTGCCACCCGGCCCCGCGCGCGAAACAGCAGGCGCGCGCATGGATTTGCGCGACACATTGGATCAAATTGACGCTAATTTTGGCGCATTGGCGGAAGCCGGCGGTATTCCACGGGCAGGCGCGTCGTCGGCAGAGAATTGGAAAGCCGCGTTTAAGAAAAGCCAGACTGGTCAGGCTATTGGCGGACTGAGCGATAGCGAAACAAACGCGCAACTTGCGTCATTGCGCACTGCTGCTGCGGTTCTTAAAGCTCAACTTCGTAAGGGTCTTGAAATGGGTATTACCCAGATGGACGCCGTCAAGGAGATGGAAAAATTAGACGCGGCCTTTTTAAATCCTGATAAAGTCAAGGGGCTTAGTGAAGCCTATGGCTCAATACAGGTGCTGCGTAGAATGATTGGAGCCGAAGGCGGAACGACAGCCCCCAAAACGCGGGGCAAAGCTGGTGAAGCGCCAAAACCCATGGGCGAGGCCATTGACTTTGGGGGCTTGAAAGACTGATGGACGTTCGGCTTCCCAACGGAACAATCATCAAGAATGTGCCGGACGGCACGACCAAGTCTCAGCTTATCTCTAAGCTGAAGGCTAATGGTTATGATGTCAGTGAGCTAGAAGCCGCCGCCAAGCCCGCGCCCGAAGTCACGGGCGAAGTCGGCTTTCTGGAAGATTTGCGTAAGAGCCCGGCTGTCGCCAAGCTGGCGAATGTTGCGGAACGTATCGCGCCGTCGCCTGAAGAAGTCACGGCGGGTATCGGCGAAGCAATAGCAAACATACCTGAGAGCGCCGTTGAAAACATTCTGGCCGCTGGCGGAACGGCATATGATCTGGCCGAATTGGCCATGACGCCAAGCCGATACGGCGAAGCGGCGCAGAAAGCGGCTGGTGCAATATCGGCTATACCCGGCGCTATTTATGGCGCACTTACATCGCCGGTCGAAACTATAGAGCAGACGGCGGCTTTCGCTCGCAAAAACCCCGTCGGCGCGGTCGCAGTTCTTTCTGGTGTTACTAGCGGCGCAGGCGCGCTTATGCCGGCGGGACGTAAGTTATTCTCGGCTGGCGGATTGGAAATCGGTGCGCCGGAACTGTCCGCTATATCGCGGGCTACCAATCCGTTGGCTATGCCCGGCGCGCTGGCGCAGGGTGCGTATCGTGTCGGCCAAGAGTTTGTCTCCCCAGTATTCACGCAAGCCGGCGCTGAGCGCGCTGCGGCCAATAAACTGCTTGAGTCCGTTATGGGCCGCCCGCAAGACGTTACGGCGGCGCTGCGTACAGAGCCCCCTAGCTTGATGGGTGGCGTCCCGGCCGCTGAACGGCTTGCGGCGGCGGGGCAGTATGAGCCTGTGCTGGCTACTATGGAGGCTGATTTATCGACGGCT